CCCTTTATGGAACCAGCTTTACTTTTGTCTTTTTTATCCTATACTTGCGTAATTCGACTTAACGGTCTGCGAAAGGTGTTTACATAGTGGCTTTAGCCCTAGTTCCTGAATTTGGGATAGAGATTCCCGAACATTTGAGCTACATGGACTTGCGTGCCCGTGCGGAAGCGGCGTGCGAGACTATCAAAGAGCTTGAAGCTCACGGCTTGGAGATCAATCCTACCGAAGAAGACAACGATGTAGCCGCCACACTCCTGACTTCCTACGCTGAAGACATGGAGAAAACCTCTAAAACCGTTACTCACACCCGCACCTCTGAAATGACACCCGCCGCACTCCTCCAAACCAACGCAATATTGAAGGAGTTTGGGCAACTTATAGCTACTCACGCCGCCGAAGTGCGTAACACGGTAGTAAATAAACTCATTTTGGAGACAGAAAACCCCGACGGGCGCATCCGAATACGTGCTTTGGAGTTGTTGGGGAAGATGACAGATGTAGGATTGTTTACTGAACGTAAAGAAATCACGGTTACACACCAGAATGCGGACGAACTACGTGAAAAACTACGTGAGAAGTTGGAAGTATTAAGGAAAAACGCAGACGGGGTGTACGAAACGATAGAACCAGAAGAAAAATGAACTCTGCCGTACTAACAGACCTGAACCCGGCCCCTCCACCACCCGATTTTACTGCGGAAGAGCTTGATCTCCTCCTACAAAACATAGATTCCTACTCTGCCGAAGAACAAGCGGAGATATATAGGATAGTTGAAGAGTTAGAGGCTCGGAAAAGAGCCGAAAATTGCCATAACGACCTTATTGAGTTCTGTAAACTTATGCAGCCGGACTATAAGGTAGGTAAACACCACCGGATGTTGGCCGATCTCTTAATGGAGATCGAGATAGGCAAAGAGTACGACAACGAAGGGAACGATTTACCGGAGACAGGGAAAGACAGGATTTGTGTCAATATACCTCCACGCCACGGCAAGTCTCAGTTAGTCTCCATCTATTTCCCTGCGTGGTTTTTAGGGCGCAACCCCGATAAAAAGGTGATGATGGTGTCTCACACCACAGACCTTGCGGTAGATTTTGGCCGTAAGGTGCGTAACCTGATTGGCACCGATGAGTATAAACAAGTTTTTCCTAACGTATCTCTAGCTATAGACAGTAAGTCGGCGGGGCGGTGGAATACTAATATGGGTGGTGAGTATTACGCCTGTGGTATAGGCAGCTCGATTGCTGGTCGCGGGGCACACCTGCTGTTAGTTGATGACCCCCACTCGGAACAAGATGTATTGAGCGGTAACTTTGAGGTTTTTGATAAAGCCTATGAGTGGTTTACCTACGGTGCGCGTACTCGTCTAATGCCCGGTGGTCGAGTAGCTATTATACAAACTAGGTGGCATCTGGATGATTTAACGGGTCGAGTAGTGCGCGATATGGCACAAAACGACCAAGCAGATCAATATGAGATAGTAGAATTTCCAGCTATTTTAGAAGTAAAAGACCCCGAAGAACCCACCAAACTAACTGAAAAGCCTCTCTGGCCCGAATTTTTTAATCTGCGTGCCCTTAATCAGACTAAAGCCTCAATGCCGTTGTTCCAGTGGAACGCGCAGTACCAGCAGAAACCTACTGCGGAAGAGGCTGCTATCGTTAAGCGTGAGTGGTGGAACGAGTGGGCAGAAGAATCTCCACCTAGCTGCGAGTACATGATAATGACCTTGGACGCCGCAGCAGAGAAGAACAACCGTGCTGACTTTACGGCGCTGACTACGTGGGGCGTTTTCTTTAACGAAAACGAAAACCGGTACGAAATAATTCTGCTCAATTCTGTAAAAGAACGCTTGGAGTTCCCTGAACTTAAACAGCTAGCCTATAAAGAGTATCTTGAGTGGGAGCCGGACGCGTTTATCGTGGAGAAGAAAAGCAGTGGCACCCCGTTATACCAAGAAATGAGACGTATGGGTCTGGTAGTGCAGGAGTTCACACCGCATCGCGGTACGGGAGACAAGATAGCGCGTTTAAATTCTGTAGCTGATATAGTACGGTCTGGACTTTGTTGGGTTCCACAAACACGTTGGGCAGAAGAAGTTGTAGAGGAGATCGCTGGATTTCCTTTTATGTCTCACGATGACTTGGTGGATTCTACCGTGATGGCACTTATGCGGTTCAGGCAGGGTGGGTTTATCACTCTCCCCACAGATGAAGCAGACGAGGTGCAATATTTCAAGCAACGTAGAGGCGGGTACTACTGATGGCTATTGAAAAAGGTTTATACCAAACCCCAGAAGGTCTGGCGGTTGAAGAAGAAGCACAAATGGAAATCGAGATTGTTAACCCTGACATGGTGACAATGGACGATGGTAGCGTTGAGATTACTCTAGTACCTGAAACAGGTATGGAAGAAACGGCTGGTGCGCCGTTTGACGCTAACCTTGCAGAATACTTAGAAGATGGACAGTTGACAGAGATCGCCTCAGAGCTTATAGATTATGTCGAGACCGACACATCTAGCCGTAAAGAGTGGGCAGATACCTTTGTTAAAGGGCTAGATGTGCTCGGTTTCAAATACGAAGAGCGTGTCGAGCCTTGGGAAGATGCTTGTGGTGTCTATTCCAATGTCCTAGCCGAAGCCGCTATCCGCTTCCAAGCTGAAGCGATGAGCGAAACTTTCCCCGCCGCTGGCCCTGTCAAGACCAAGGTACTTGGAGAGATAACCAAGGAGAAGGAAGACGCCGCCCTCCGAGTCAAGACGGACATGAACTACGAACTTACCGATGTCATGGTCGAATACCGTCCTGAACACGAAAGGTTACTCTACTCCCTTGGTCTTGCAGGGTCTGCGTTTAAGAAAGTCTACTTTGATCCCAACCTTGGCAGACAGGTTGCTATGTATATCCCCGCCGAGGACATGATTGTCCCTTATGGCGCGTCAAACATAGAGACAGCAGAGCGTGTTACTCACGTAATGCGTAAAACCAAGAACGATCTCGTTAAATTGCAGGTTGCTGGCTTCTATAGAGAAGTTGAACTAGGCGATCCTACCTCCTATCACACCGATATAGAGGAGAAAAAAGCAGAGGAAGGGGGGTACACCCTCAATGACGATGACCGTTACACGCTCTTAGAAGTCCATGCAGACCTCATATTAGACGATGTTGACCAAGAAGAAGGCCCGCTTCAGGTAGCAAAACCCTACATTGTTACGATAGAGCAGGGCACCAGCACTGTTTTATCTATCCGCCGTAACTGGAACCCTGATGATCCGTTGATGCTCAAGCGTCAACATTTTGTACACTACTCTTATGTACCGGGTTTTGGCTTCTACGGGCTTGGTTTAATCCACATTATTGGTGGATACGCTAAGGCGGGTACCTCTCTCATCCGTCAACTAGTTGACGCAGGTACTTTGTCGAATCTACCGGGGGGCTTGAAGTCCCGTGGGCTGCGGGTTAAGGGTGATGACACTCCTATTGGCCCCGGCGAGTTCCGCGATGTAGACGTGCCTTCTGGCAGTATAAAAGACAATTTAATGACGCTCCCTTACAAGGAGCCTAGTCAGACACTTCTTGCATTATTGAAGCAGATTACTGAAGAAGGCCGACGTTTAGGGGCGATCAGTGACATGAACATTTCTGACATGAGCGCCAACGCGCCTGTCGGAACAACTCTTGCTCTGCTGGAGCGCACTCTCAAGCCAATGGCTGCGGTTCAAGCCCGTGTCCACTACTCGATGAAGCAGGAGTTCAAACTTCTGCGAGGCATCATCGCTGAGTATGCGCCTGATGAGTATATGTACATGCCTGACCGTGGAGAACCCCGTGCCCGCCGCATGGACTACGACATGGTGGAAGTAATTCCTGTCAGCGACCCCAATAGCAGTACGATGGCACAACGGGTTGTGCAGTATCAGACTGTGTTGCAGATGGCACAGGCTACCCCACAGATATACGACCTGCCTCAGTTACATCGACAGATGATCGAGGTTCTGGGTATTAAGAACGCAGATAAGCTTGTACCTACTAAAGATGATATTAAACCGTCTGACCCAGTTAGTGAAAACATGGCTGTGTTGGTAGGGAAACCTGTCAAAGCGTTCATTTACCAAGACCATGACGCTCATATCGCTACACACCAAGCGTTCTTACAAGACCCGCAAATTGCGGCGTTTATCGGGCAGAACCCAGCAGCGCAACAGCAGGTAGCAGCACTGCAAGCGCACATTGCGGAGCATGTAGCATTTAGTTATAGACAGCAGATTGAACAAAGATTGGGTGCGGCACTACCACAGCCCGGTGAAGAGATGCCAGAACGTATTGAGGAAAGTTTATCTAGGCTAATGAGCCAAGCTGCCATAGAGCTTTCGCAACAAAAACAAGCTGCCGCAGCACAACAGCAAGCCCAACAGCAAGCCCAAGACCCTGTGTTCCAGCAAAAACAAGCAGAATTGCAGCTTAAAGCTGCTGAACAACAGCGCAAAGCACAGAAAGATCAGGCAGACACAGCACTTGACGCTGCAAAACTACAACTTGATAAGCAGAAAGCAGACAACACCGCCACTATTGAGGCTGCACGCGTAGCTGCTCAGACAGATCAAGCTAATGCAAGACAAGACTTGGACGAGACTAAAGCCATATTAGACCTTGCCAAGGCACAACAAACACCTCCTAGGAGACAGTAAGTAATGGAAGAAGAACTTTTACTTGCGGATGGGTTTGAGAAGGCATTTATTGGCGTTGGCGAGCGTTGTGGGCAGCCTGACTTGGCGGTCTACGATAGAGCTAAGTGTTTAGAGATACTACAGACTGACCAAAACATGAGCTACGAAGAAGCTGAAGAGTTTTTTGAGTTTAACGTATGGGGTTCGTGGGTCGGAGAAAAAACCCCTATGTTTGTAGATTGTGAAGGGGGTAAGTAGTGGCAAAAACCGTCTTTGACGTACTTGATGACAAACTTGCTGAGTTACAGCAAAGCCAAGAAGAATTTCTTACCAGTGGGGGCGCAAAAGATTTCCCCTCATATAGGGAATCGTGTGGGGCAATCCGAGGTCTAGCCGCCGCACGCAGAGAAGTACAAGACCTTTCGCGCAATCATTTGGAAGACGAAGATGACTGAAGTGGCAAAGCTTACCCCGCTGGAAGAAAAGCGGCGCAAACAGATAGAAGAGAAAGAGCAGGCAGAAGTGGTGTTGGACGCACACGTCCCTAAACCTGTGGGATACCGCGTTCTTATTGCTTTACCTACGGTAGAAGACACGTTTGAAGGTGGTATCGCTAAGGCCAGCTCAACCATTAGAGAAGAGACTATCCTGACTATGGTGGGGGTGGTGGTCGATATGGGTGACCAAGCCTACAACGACAAAGAGCGGTTTCCTTCTGGCCCGTGGTGTAAAGAGGGAGACTTTGTAATGTTCCGTGCTAATACAGGCACGCGCTTTAAAGTAGGCAACGAGGAGTACCGTTTGATGAACGATGACTCTATCGAGGCCGTTATTGACGATCCGAGTAGACTGACTCGCGCATAAGGACTAGACCATGCCAATACAACAAGTTGAGTTTGAGTTCCCTGATCCTGACAAGGAGGAGAACTTACAAGAAGTGGAAATACCCCAAGAAGAGCCTAAAGCCGCAGAAATAGAGGTTGAAGGAGTCGAAGGGCGCGAAACTATCGAAAAACCTGCCGAGAAAGAAAAAGTAATACAGGCAGGAGAAGTAGAGATTGAGGTGGTGGACGACGTACCCCCGGAAGATCGTGGGCGTAAACCCTCAGAACCTCCTGAAGAAGTCACTAATGAAGAGCTTGAGAACTATTCGGAAAAAGTTAAGAACCGGATCAAGCACTTTAGTAAGGGCTACCACGACGAACGTAGGGCTAAAGAAGCCGCAGAGCGTGAGCGTGAAGCTCTTGAGCAGTACGCTAAAAAATTAGTTGATGAAAATCAACAACTTAAAAGCAAAACAGACCAAAGCCATAATGCGTTAATAGAGTCTGCTAAGAAACAAGTTGCGTCTGAGTTGGCTGTAGCAACACAAGCTTATAGAAAGGCTTATGAGGCGGGAGAAACTGATGCGATTGTTGAAGCACAGCAAGCTCTAAACATAGCGCAAATCCGTGTTGATAAAGTTAACAATTTAAAACCTAAGCCCGTACCAAAAGAGCAAACAGCTTTACAACTTGAACAAAATACTGTTCAATCACAAGAACTTGCGTCCCCGCAGGTAGAACCAGCATTACAGCGCGATAGTAAAGCTACTGCATGGGCGGATGAGAACACTTGGTTCGGTAACGGGCCAGAAGGTAACCCCGAAATGACTTCGTTTGCTTTTGGGGTACATACAAAATTAGTTAATGAGGGTGTAGACCCTCGATCTGATGAATACTACGAGAAGATAGATTCTCGTATGCGACAAGTATTCCCCGATCAATTCGACGATGGAATCGAAGACGAACCAGAGGTAACACCCAAGCAAAAACCTAGTAATGTGGTGGCTCCCGCAACGCGGAGCACAGCGCCTAAGAAAATTAGGCTTACGCCGTCACAAATAGCTATTGCAAAAAAACTTGGGGTTCCGTTGGAAACATACGCCAAACAGGCTGCTGAACTAGCGAGGAAACAAAATGGCTGAGAATAGACTTAAGCGAGACACGGAGACCCGTGAGAAAAATACCCGCAAGCAGGCGTGGAAAAGGCCAACAGTGTTGCCTGATCCTACTCCTCAAGATGGGTATACGTTCCACTGGGTTCGTGTAAGCACTATGGGTCAACCTGATTCCACCAATGTTTCTTCTAAATTACGTGAAGGCTGGGAGCCTGTACGTGCAGAGGATCACCCCGAAATCTTTAGCGATGCTGTTGCTGACGCACGGTTCAAAGATAACGTCATCGTAGGTGGTCTAATGTTATGTAAAGCTCCCGACGAGCTTGTCCAAGAGCGAACTGAGTATTATGACCAATTAACGGAATCTCAGATGAACTCCGTGGACAATAACCTCATGCGCGAGAATGATCCTCGTATGCCTATATTTAATGATAGGAAATCGAAGGTTACTTTCGGCAGAGGAAACTAACTTTATTTTAGGAGTGTTTTATCATGGCTTATCCAACAGTCAGTGCACCCTACGGTTTTCACCCAATTAACCGTGTAGACGGTACGCCTTATGCAGGACAAACTCGCCTTATTCCTATTGCGAGCACCTACAACACGGCTATTTTCTACGGTGATCTGGTTAAAATCGTAGCGGCAGGCACAATAGAGAAGTTTACTGGCACTACTACTGGCTCCCCTTCGGGCGTCTTTGTAGGTGTCCAGTACGTCAATGCTGAAAGCCAGTTTACACCGGCTCAGTACTACCCCGGCACTAGCGTTACTGAAGCTTATGCTATCGTAGTTGACGACCCATTGGCGGCGTTTAAAGTCGCTGTAACTGCTGCTAACAGTTCTATGTCTTCGGCGGCTCGCGCTGCTGTAGGCTCGAACATGTCTGTTTTAGCAGGTACGGGTGACACGGCTACTGGAAACTCTGGTGCGTCAGTGCTGGCAGGTTCCGAAGCTACAACCGCAGGTCTAGTTGTGCGCGTTATTGACACAATAGACGAAACT